TATTCGCCAACTCAAGAAGGCCAACCCTGCCCTTGCCGAAGGACGCATGAAGGAATCCCAGATTCTCCAAGAAGTAGCCATGCTCCCTGAGCCAGAAGCACGCAGATACCGACTCAACAGATTCATCGCCGCAGAGAACGCATGGTTGCCCCACGACACTTGGCAATCCCTGCCACGCATAGAAGCCGACGAACTACCGATCAATCCCATCTTGGTCATCGATCGGACACCTGATTGGTCTGCCGCGACAGTTGCCGTGGGATGGAAAGACAACGAACAGATCTACACCGATGTGGTGGCCTCCATCGTCAAACCTGACCTGAAAGCACTCACAGACCTCATGACCACCGTGGCTGCACAGATCCCACACACCCACATTTATCTGGACTACCTCTTCATGGGAGAACTGGCAGATGCCCTCAAAATGCGAGGTATCCAAACTGAACGCCTCACCAAGCGAGATGCAGTCCAAGCACCCTCCATCGCTTATCAAAAGATCATGGAAGGCAAGGTCACACATGGTCACCATCAAATGGTGGGCTGGCAACTAGCTCGAACCATCACCAAGAACGTTGGTGACGCCTACAGACTCACAAGGGCAAACGTCACCGTAGAAATTGATGCAGCCATCGCATCAGTCCTTGCCATCTACCTTGCAGAGATAACAGAACCCATACCTTCACAGGTGTTCTGAGAAAAACGCTTGAACCAAAAATCCTGTAAAATGGTTACAGGAGTAGATCTAGTTTGGGCATTTTCAGTAGACGAGCAAAAGATTCATTTGAGATTAGAGAAGCAGGCTCTGCCGTTCTCCCTCCGTCTCGTGATGCCATATACGTCAATACTGAATCAGCACTCACCCTCGCTGCGGTTTATCGCTCTGTGAATGTCATCTCGGCAACAGGTTCTCAACTGCCGTTGATTGTTCGCCGTAATGGTCAGATCATTGAAACGCTGATCACTCGTCGTCCTGATTTGAGAATGTCCAGCACGGAGTTCTATTCCCAAACAATCGCTTCACTCGCTTTGCATGGTGAGGCGTTTTGGTACGTCACGAGGGCGAGAAATGGAACTCCCCAGAACCTGACTGTTTTGGATCCTCGCAATGTCACGGTCACTTTGGAGGATGTTCCTGGGTATCCCGTGGGACGCCTTCGCTATGACTACGGAGGCAAGCAACTCGCCTACAAGAACATCCAGCATCTTCGCCTGTTCTCGCTACCTGGCTCTCAGCGTGGTCTTGGACCTATCCAGGCAGCCCGACAGGACATAGAAACAGCCATGAGGGTGAGGGAATTTGGGGATTCCGTTCTCAGTAACGGTGGCATCCCTACAGGTGTGCTGAGTTCTGATCAGTTCCTGTCTCAAGATCAAGCAGATTCCTACCGTGACAAGTGGAACGAAGCCCAAGCCCAACGGGGATTGGCGGTTCTGGGATCAGGACTGGCCTATTCCTCTATCGCTTTGTCACCAGCAGATGTGCAGTTCCTGGACAACCAGCAGTTCTCCACAGCCCAGATAGGACGCCTGTTTGGTGTTCCAGCAACGTGGCTGGGAATCGGTATCGAAGGGTCCTCCATCACCTATTCCACAAGTGAGGATCTGGCACGAGTGTTCATCCAAACCACTTTGACTCAGTACCTCACCAGCATCGAAAACGCCATGACTGATCTTCTGCCCAGAGGACAGCAGGCCACATTCAAACTTGACTCCCTCTTGCGTGCGGATATCAAATCCAGAGTTGGTGCATATCAAGCCCTTGTCTCCATTGGAGCCATGACCGTTGATGAAGTCAGAGCCTCAGAAGGCCTAGACGACAACACCACCACCCAAGACGGGAGTCCCGTCTAGGAGAAACACATGAACGAATTCACAATTGAATGGAGAGGGGAGACAAGCGAAGACGGAAGAACCATCACAGGAATCGCTGTTCCCTACAACGACACCATCTCCGTGGGTGGCTTCAAAGAACGCTTTGAGCGTGGAGCCATCGAAAACATCGAAGAAACGAAACTCTTCTACGGACACAACGAGCCAATCGGCAAGGTAGTTCGTGGAGAAGACACAGAAGACGGCTTTCTCATTGAAGCCCGTATCTCAGATACATCCACAGGCAATGAGGTCAGAACCCTGTTGCAGGACGGGGTTCTCAACAAATTCTCTGTTGGCTTTGAGCCAATTGAAGATGAGCGAGACGAAGACGGAGTAGTCGTCAGAAAAAAGGTACGACTACGAGAAGTCTCCGTTGTTGCTTTTCCTGCATACGACAACGCCTCAGTTCTCTCCGTGCGAGAGAGCGAAGAGAGCGTTGCCGACAACAAAGACTTTGAAGAAAGAAAGGAAGAATCCGAAATGGAAAACACAAACGAAATTGCAGAACTACGTTCCGCAATCGAAGAAATGGACCGCAAGATTGCTGTTGGCACAGAAGTTGCCCCCACAGCAACAGTCCCTCAATTCCGATCATTCGGTGATTACGTCTATGGCGTTGCCACCAATGACGACAACGCCTTGGACTTCGCCCATCGCGTCTACACAGGATCTGTCATCGCTGACAGCATCTCTGAAAATGCATGGGTATCTGAAGTTGTTCGCCTCGTAGAGCGTGGACGCCCAACCCTCAATGCATTTAGAACATCAGCACTTCCTGCATCAGGTATGAATGTTGAGTACCCCATGGTTGGTACAGACACATCAGCAGTAGCAGAACAGGCTGCAGAAGGTGACACCCTCACCTTCGGCAAGATCGACCTCACCTCACAAACAGCCCCTGTCAAGACCTATGGCGGCTGGTCCTCCATGTCACGACAGGTCATTGAGCGTTCCAGCATCGGCTATGTAGACGTTGCCTTCCGTGCAATGGCTCTCGCCTACGCCAAAGCCACCAACGCAGCAGCCATCGCTGCCCTTGCAGGAGCAACAGGCACAGGCACAGCAGACGGCACAGCAGCAGGTTGGTACACAGCCATCGCAGATGCTGCCCTAGCACTCAACGATGACCACGGGCTTGCCCCAGAGTTCATCCTTGTCTCAGGGGACGTATACAAAGACATTGCAATCCTGTTTGACTCCACAGATCGCCCCATCGTTGGCGGCAACTTCAACGGAGTTGGCACAAGCAACGTCGTAGCCCTCACAGCCTCCATTGGTGGCCTACCCGTCATTGTCGATCCAGCACTAGTCGCAGGCTCTTGCTACATCGCCAACAGCGAAGCCATGGTGACCTACGAGTCCAGCAATGCTCCACTACGCCTCACCGCTGACAACATCACAGAACTCACTCGTGACTTCAGCGTCTACGGCTATGCAGCAATGGCTATGCCCATGCCTTCAGCAATCGTCAAGGTCACGGTCGCCTAATCATGGCGACGGTAGAGGAAGTCAGGAACTACGTCGGAGCAAGCATCAGCGATACCGACTTCATCACCACCTGTCTGGACACAGCGGTATCCCTCGTTGAGGACTATGTAGGCACATCAGAAGTGCCCAACAACGTTCTAGATATCGCCTACACACAGGTGGCATCAGAGTTGTTCCACCGCAGGAATGCACCCAATGGAATCGCCCAATTCGCCTCCATGGACGGAACCGCCATGCGTGTCTCCCGTGATCCCCTGACCTCTACCTACCCCTTGCTCAATCGATATGTGCTTGGTGGCGTGTGATGAACACCCTCAAGTCCGTCAGGCAAGAAATCAGCGTTCAACTGAGTGCGGCAGGGATATCGAACTACGAGTTCGTGCCCTCACGGGTCAATGTCCCTGCCGCCATCATTGAGCCTGGATCGCCCTACATGGAGCAAGGCGAAACCTTCGCAGATTTCACAGTACGAATGAATGTTGTCCTCCTGGTCGCGGGTACAACCAACGACACAGCAACAGATGAACTTGATCAACTAATCGTCAATGCCATCGACGCATTGGACACATTCGACATTGAGGCAGTTGGAAGCCCAGAAGGGTTCGAACTCAACGCCGCCCAATACCTCGGATCACGACTCAACCTCGTGACCACCAAAGACCTAATAACTTAGAAAGGATTTGATTCACATGCCAAGAACAAGAATCAAAGGAAAAGGACTCGTTTTCGAATTTGAAAACGAAGCCTATGAATGTGACCTCATCAGCGCAGTTCTCTTGCGTGAAGCAGCAGACACAGCCACAGCAGACGGCATCGTCACCTTCTGTGACGCCACTACAGCCGCAGACGGCAACGTCTGGCAACTTCAAATAGAGGCCATCCAGTCCACAGACGATGGAGCAACAACTGCTGACAAGTCACTTCACACACTCGTATGGGACTCAGCCGTTGCTGGGGGAGAGCTGGACTTCACCTTCCAACCCCACGGCAATGCAGTCGCCACAGCCTCCCAACCTCACTACACAGGCATCGTCACCGTCGAAGCAGGTGCATACCCAGAGGTTGGTGGAACCGCAGGTAATGACTCATTCACATGGTCATACACCTTCACCGTCAAGGACAACACCGTCACCAAGGTCGTGTCCTAACAACTGAATAGAAGTTTCCCTCACGGGAGACAGGCCCACACGGTCTGTCTCCTGGGGGGAACTCACAGAAGGGAAACAACATGAAGAACATCAATGATCTCACCATCGCAGAGATGGAAGAAATCGAAAAGATAGCCAAGCAACCATTCACAGACATTGCTGACCTATCCAAACCTCGCTCATCCTTGATGAAGGCCATTGCCTTTGTCCTGAAAAGAAGCGAGGACCCAAAATTCACATTGGAGGATGCAGGGAACCTCACCATGGAGCAGATCAACGCCCTCGTACTTGTAGAGGACGATGATGAAGAAGACTCCAAAAGTTGAGGCAGATGAAGATATGGCTCGATTCTGCGTCATGACGGG